AGCCTCAGCACACTTTGCCAGTTGATTATCTGGCATCTTGGCCCACATCGACGTCGGACTGCCTTCACGAGTCGTCTGCACATACGAGTCCCAACGCGCCACACCCCAGATTGGAGTATCGAAATCGGCATGCTTCACTCCCACTCTTGCCGCAGTAGGCGGTTTCTTTGACAACCAAACATCCTTCCATACACCATCGTCTCCGCACCACTCGGGACCGATTTGGCCACGATACTTGCCGGTACGCTGAGCGATCACTCGGAAGCCATCAATGCCGGTCTGATGCGCAGTCACGTCACGCTTGAGCTGAGAGTCGTAGCGCTTGACCGCATAGATTTGACGCGTGAATGGATCAAGCTTCTTTCTTTGAGCAACGTACATGAACAGCTTGAGTTCATCGTCTGTCGCGTTACGAGCGATCGTATCTTTTAGGAGCTGAACCTGCTGCTCTGTAAATCCTTTCGAAAAATCCAACGCTCCAACGCTTTGAACCATCAAGTCTTTGCTCATTCGACGATCCTCCTATGCCAATCCGATACAGTGATACATTCCAGCTTTGTTGGCTCTGACGGCCAAACGTTTGTTTTAAGGCATTCCTCATAGCGAGGAAGAAGCTTGCGAAACTGACTTCTTGCGTAGTCGAGATCTGTGTTTTCGATCGTGAACAGTCCGACCTTGCACTTTGGACCGTCCTCGTTCTTCTCAACTAGGAGATGGACCTCATCGAAATCTCGGCCAAAGGTCGCCTTCTCAATGTCGATGTAGAATGCAGATTGCCAGTCATAGCCACGCTCAGGCGCAAGCTTTCGGAATGCCTCCTTATTCGCAGATCCAGGTTTAATCGTCTTGAAGTTGACGCTGATGCCGTCATCGACGCGCAAGAAATCTGGGCGGCATTTCACTTTGATGTTCGTACCTGGATACATTGCGAAGCATGAGACCTCGGCAAGACCGTTGCGCAGATATTCCATAGCTTCGGGTTCGCCAAGAACAGACTCGGCCATCTTTTGCGCAAGGTTGAAGTGTTCTCTCGACAGTAGATACTTGCCCGGATGTTCTTTGACGATGCCAGCCCACTTCGCGTTTGCAGGAGACGCAACACCTTTAGGCAAAAGCGCGACGTGGTCCTCAAGCTTGAAATGTTGACCCTTGAGAGCAAATTCCAGCAAAAGATGCGTGACGCTGCCAATGATCAGATCTTCGCTATACTCCTGTGGCTGTCTACGCCTCCAGTTGAAGTACTCCATGCCCTCATACATCCAGTTGAGCTGTGTTGATGAGAGATAGGCCTTGGCTTCCCCATGATAGAACTCGTTTGAAAGATCAGGCGTCCAGCCAATGAAATCGCCATTGCGGATTTGATCTTCGACTGAAATCTGCTCAGCTACTCCGAAGCTCATAACTCCCTCACGCTTTTTAAAAGTCCGTCGAACCCAAACTGTATCCCCCTGGTAGGGAAGACTTGGTACTTGTCCTTTGTCGGCCAGTAATCGTAGCGCCGATTTCCTTTGCAGATGATCCAATGAAGGCCCTGATTTTTGATCGACACTTTTGCTCCTTCCGCGAGTAAAGCCTCGTACTGCGCGGACTGATCCTGAACGCGGTGATTCTTTCGATTCGCCAGAAATATATCGCCGCCAGAGGAAGCAATATCAGCACTGGAACAGCTACAGATGTCTTCCGGACAGGCGCATAGAGGGCAAAGTTCGCCGTCAACAATGTCATCAGCGATGCTCATCCCGGCACTCCTTGCTCATGCTCATCAACATCATGAGCCAATTCCTTCTCGTACTTTGTCTTTGGGTAAATTTCGGCTTCGACTTGTTCGGCAATGTCCTGAACAACATAGCTAAAACCTGACGGTGGAATTTCATGCGTCAGAAACTGTTTTAAGGCCTCGCGAAGTCCTTGCTCGTCGAGCATTTTGTCGACAATGCACTCGGCCTGATCTTCAGTAACTGGACCAAACCAGGCAACGTTGTCAAAAGTCCTGCGATTGTCTTTCATGCATCGCCTCTGAAATTCCAAAGAAGAGCGTTGAACCTGTCTCTAAACACCTGCAGTGGAAGAGTGTGGGCCTGCTGATAACCGATGCAGAATGCACTCAGACTTGGCTCCAGCTTTCCATTTTCCAGCTTCGAGAGAGCTGACTGGGAGATTTCTAACTTACGCGCCCAATCGAGCTGGGTCATCCCGGAAGCAATCCGGAGTTCTTTGTACAGATTTCCAATCTCTCTTCTTATTGACTCACTCATTCATCACCCCAAATTACCGATAACCACCCTTCTACACGGCACCCCTGCGGCAGCAGGGCGTGCGAGAGGGGTTTGGGCCGCTCACAGGCCCAATGCTTCGATCAACGAACGCACCTCACCCATTACGGTACAGTCACGATGGAGTAGAAAAGCGGGAGAGCGTGAAAACTCTCAGCCAAGAATTGGCTTCCTGTCCTGCAAGACGACTTCGACGTTTCTCGCAGGCTCTGGGTCTCCCCTTGCGGGTTCCTCTTCTCTCACTCACAGACGCTGCGCCTTGTTTCACCCAGCAATCCTTGCCAAGCTTTTGTCGAGACTAATACGCAGCACCCTTTACCGAATCCGGTTTCACGAGACGGATCAGCTCGGAGCCCCTGGGCTCGTAAATTTCGGGCCGTATTCGTCCGGCTCCTACGACGGCGGAATCTCGTCCGCACAGGGCTCAACTCGGGAGCCACCCGAGCGGGAGTTTTTGAGCAGCGAGCCTGGAGATGAACCTTGAAAAACCCTTCCCCTCGCCATTCCCGGAACGCCTAAACCGGAAACCTTCAAAACTTTTTAACGCGCATCTAAAAATACTTATTGACGCACATACGCAACGCTTGTTAGGCACTGCGTCGACAGCTCTTGGTGTCTCGCTTCTCGCGAAACAGCACATCATGGGGAATTCCCGTGACACGACACACGACCCCTCGGGTACCAACCTTGGGAGCGTGCCCAGCTAACATCTTGTCGATGAGATATACCGAGAGCACATTCTTCGCGGCTTGAACCAATCTTTGTTTGGGATGGGGTTCATTCCGTTTCAGCCATTCCCGAAGTACTTCCGGGTTCGTCTCGTATTTCGTCTTCTTCAGACGTCCGCTGTTCATGCAACATGATATTGCACATACGCTGTTTTTTTACAAATCGTTTTTTGCGTACTGTGCTGTTTTTATTTTGCGTGCAGCGCACTAGGATTGATGACGTGAGTTATCTTAGCTTAAATCAAAAGGAAATCGGCGCGAGGCTACTTGCGCGTAGAAATGCGCTGGGTCTCAGTCAAGCCGATGTTGCGGGACGTATGGACGTTGCAGTGAGCACTGTTCAGCGTGCCGAAGCGGGTACTCTCAACGCGACCATTGAGACACTCCTCGCTCATTGCCAGGCGCTTGAGCTCCCGGTTTCCGCAATTCTTTCGACAGATAGACCTGTCCTGAAGCCAACGCTTCACGAGTCCATTAACAGAACGATGCAGGCTCTCGAACTTTTGAAAAAAGAGCCTCTTTTATGCGATATTTTTGAATTCAACAAAACAGAGATAGAATCTCTCGTTGCAGCGGTTGAAGTCATTAAATCTCAGCGAGCGATTTCATCGACCGCGTCTGCCACCAAGAAACGCCAGAATTCGCGCTGAAATCTCTATTAATAGTTGTTTCGCCTCTTCGTCGTCTTCTTTTTTCTGATTTTCTCTGACAATTCGCTCCTTTGGAAATTCAATTACTTTAGCTGAATCATCACGCTGATCTTCAGACACACTCATCCCCCACCGATAAGTCAATCAATGTAGTCCTCTGTCTCACACACAGGGGGTTGCATGGGTTGAGGGGTTCCGGAACGTAAGTAAGATTTGCCCCTCAACCTACTTTTATCCCTATCGGTATATCTCATAAGGAATTTACACACGCCGATAGTTTAGGCAGCCGATATAATTTTTACATTGTAATTATTGAACTATTTCGTGGCATCGCAGTTGCTCTGTACGAGATATGCGGTATTTTACGCTGTTTTTAAGCCTATTTTTATTCAGCTGCGATAATCAAATGACGGTCAACTCCAAGAGCTCCGCTCAGACGAATACGTCTACCAATAAGGCCCTATTCTCTGTCTGGCAGCACGATGACAAAATCATTGATTTAACCGACTTTACATTCGGAACCAATTACCCTTCACATTCGGCAGAAATCTCATTGTCAGTCTGCGTTCTCTCTCATACGCGTGGCGATGGAATTACAATCTGCGATCAATACGAAAATCAGACTGTAACGGGTCAATGCACTCAGTCCATTTCTATCTATGGAGATCTTGATAGCGGAACTATTCAGATTCAAACGCCTGATATTGGAACTTCTTGTGATGCTGGAATACCTGGATGCAATTCAGCGATGCACTCCGTATGTCAGGCGATCTATCCCGAAGGAAGTTACAATTACCGGAAATCAACGGACGATTTAGAAATCTGCGGAACTGAATGCGTTGAATTTAAATAAGGCGACAGGCCCGGACCCGTCGCCCTATTTTCCGACAAGGACACTCGCGCGTGCCGGGCGTTCAGACCGCAAGGCATGTTTTACGCCGAGGTGATCAGACGTAAAGCAAGGTCGGAGCCCTTCTATATCAAAGTATTGTCACAAATATTGGGTATTATTTGTGACATGTTACGTCCCTTTGAATAGTTACATGAATTCGCCGCAGTCGCGGCACCTATCTACTACCATCCCAGCTTTAATATTCTCGTGCTGACATTCGCCCTTCGGCTGGAGAGCTTTGCGGGCATTAGCTCTTGCCGGTGAACCTATGCCTCCGACTTCTAGCAGAAGCTCACTAAGCGCAGCGCGAAGCTTCACAATCTCCTCGACCTGATTGCAGTAGATGGCCTGATTGTTTTTGTGCTCTTCTCGGGTTAGGACTTTCATACCGGGAATTTGGTCACGCTCCCAATTCGCTAACTCAGCGCGAAGGGCATCGCGTTCCTTAGTGAGACACTCGTAGCAAAGCCGTTGCGTGGGCGTTCTATCTTTACAGGCAAAACACTCTTTCATAAACAACTCCTTCAATGAATCCTGCGGGCCGGGCCTGTCACCCAGTTCGGCTTTCCGTGTTCAACACGAATATACCCGCAGGCTTTAACAAGGATTCCCCTGTTAAAATTTATCGCTTCAAACTTTAATTACCTGCGGGCCGTCCTTGGCGTTGTCGGACGGATGACCTCTCGCACTCGGATAGCGCCCAATCTCGTTGGGTCAGCCGTTAATTCGGCTTACCTACCTCTTCAGTAGTCACCCGCAGGCTTGTTTCCTCTAGTCTGGTACGTGCCTCATCAGAGCCTGACACGGTTTAATATCCACTAGAGGAGACATTCTGTGAAAGTGTCACCTGTTGAAAGGGCTGCCCTTGTGAAAGCCGTTGGCGCACTTTTGACCGCGCCGAAAGGCTTCTGAAATAGCTTCAAAGATGCGGTTATGGAACGTCGTTTGGTCGTGAGGAACGTTCGCCCCAAGTTGAGCCTTTAGCTTGTCCACTAGGTCTTTCCAGTATTTCTCAGTTTCGTCGTACATCTCAATCTCCTTTGTTTAATGTGACAATTGCCTATTTTGTATCTTTAGGGGATGCGCCATCCTTAGCGCATGTGAGAGAGCCTCTAACCTCACGTCTTGTGTTGGCTATTGGCACGGGAGTTCTTCATAAATCCATCCTTCCACACTATAAACAGGCATTCTATCCGCATGGATCGTATATGCTGGGCGGTGCAAATTCGCGACTATTGCTATTATCGCTGCAACAATCATGAGCATTGTGACTTTCATAATTGGCCCTCGGCTTTGGCGATGGCGTCCACAATATAGCCAGCATCCCATTCGATATTTGTCTTGAAGTCGCCATCATTCAGAAATCTAATCGCGTCATAATAGGCCCGCTTCAATGCCTCAAGAAGCTCATCCCTTTGCTTCCTCAAGTCAGCAGGATCTTCGATACCTTCGCAGGCGTTCACGCAGGCTACGATGCGATTGACCCAATTCTTAGCTCGATCTCCGTGACCAAGTGGTCCGGTCTCATCCGAGACCCAGAACACCTTTCGACCTTCTGAGTCCGTGGCGAAATGTCCACGATTCCACTCATGGCATGCGATTAATTTTCCCAGCGTGTGTTTTGGCGTGCTCATGCGGATTCCTTCTTCACCTTCTCAACCGTAATTTTCACGCTCCGAACCTTCTCAACGTACTTCAGGAATAGATCAAAAGCATAGCCCTCAAGGTAAATGGTGTTTTCACCGGCTTCCAAGATGATGTGGAAACCGTCGTCCGATGCATACACGCCGTCGTATAGATATTGCTTATTCATAGATCAAACTCCCGCCTGATATGTTTCCGCCAGTGTGTTTGCTCGTCGATCGCATAGACCATGACACCCAGCAGGCCACCTACCCATAGGCACCACGCGAAGCCAAAAACAACGAATTCTTGCATGGGGTTCATGATGCTTTACCACTTCTCTGCTTAGCTAAAGCCTTTGCTTCAGATTCAAATTTGATCAATCCCGTCTTAATTCCGGCGAGAACCTGCCAAAGCTGTAACCCTTGCTTCAGATACGCACGAAGGACGTCACCCTTTGCCCGACAAAGTTGAGGCTTAAGCTTGTGAGAGCGCATGCAAAACATGCAAATCTTAGTCATGCTGCACCTCGCTTAAATTCTGCGCGAAACTCTCGCATTGCTTCTCTTTTGGTATATCCGATGTAAAGACGTTTAACTCGGTAGCCACCAATCATCTCGGAGATGCACCAGCCACCCTGTATTCTTTCAGCGCTCATGCGACCTCCACAATCTGGACGCCAGCGACATTCAGCCAATACCTAAGTGATCCTTCGGACCGATAAGTGTACCGATGTACGTTGATTGCGGGTTGATCACACATGACTTCGGCAAGCTCTATATCGTGCCCTTCGGCGCGAACCGCGCTTTCAACGGTTTGTAGGTCGCCGTCATCTAGCAAGCGATTGAGATAGAGCGTTCTAAAACCTATTTTGAGGCTCATGCGGCACCGCCTTGGATCAGCTGAAAGCCAGATTCTCTACGGCGCGCGAGCTTGTAAGACATTTCAGTTATGATCTCGATCGCATCCAGCCGTCCTTCGTAATGCTCGAATAATAGGTCATCGGTGCAATTGTCTGGGTTGAGTTCTTCTAGTCGAGCATTGATTGCATCTAGTTCGGCGTCAATTTCGCTCAATTCACGATTGGTTAAGATCCTAGGGTTCTTTAGGTATTCCGTGAGAGTCATTGGGAATACCTCCCGATCATATCTTGATAGGCGTTTGCCGCATTCGAGAGATTTCGTGAGATGAAACGCTTGGTCCAGCGTGGTTTAACGTCCCACGACCAGCCAAAAGTTACTTCGGCAACATACTTGCCTGACTTTATGCGATAGAGGCGATATTTGAAAAGCTTGTACTGTTTCACGCCGCACCTCCCATAACCAGAGAGAGACGTGGAGACTTGTCAGGGTTAGGCAATGCCCAGTCATTCCCAGCGACGCAGTAAAATTCTTTACGCCTTGCCCTGGCTTCTTGAAGCCTTAAGTATTCAGCCTTATCCTCGGCGCTAGCGTTGTCTTGAATGAATACTAATGACCATGTACCGGTTTTGGTATCCAAGCATCCCATGTTTCCTCGACGGCGCGTGAACTTAAATCGCGACTTCATATATCACCTCTAAATATGTGGTTAATCCGCGCACCGGTCTGAATCAGTGATGCGGACGTTGACACCGCATATATGCAACATTGACACGATACGCAAGGATATTTGACGCGTATATGCAATATTTTTTGACGTTGATATAGCGTGGAAATTGACTTGCACCGGATCGCGGACGTCATGTCTCTTCTCAAGTCCCCAATCCCTCTGAACTTAGGACCCTCGCCTTGCCACGGCAGAGGTCGCATCTACATTTTGACAAGGCTATTTTGCGGCTTTATCGTCGACTCATGAAACAATCACATATCGTTGAAAAGCACGCTCTAACAACCAAAGAAGCCGCCGCATATACCGGCTTGGCTGAATCAACCCTGCGGCAGGGACGCTTGATGAAGGAAAGAGCCAATCGAATTAAGACGCCGCCTTATGTTCAAGACGGCAAGTTTGTTCGGTACCTAAAGCCCGATCTCGATGCATGGCTGTTAGCTCGTAAGGTTCGTAGATAAGCATGTCGATTATGCGGTCAAAGGGGTGGCGTTTAATCGGATAGCGAATGAAGCTGCCCCCGCCCTCTCTCCCACCTCTCTCCCTCTCTCCCACGCTGCTAAACTTGACGCGTAACTATTACACACGTCAAATCTGACGGTATATATTTTCTACATTATCTCTGTTTGACTACTCACATGCGCACGCGCCTTAAGCCTGACTGAGATGCACGAGACCGGGGGGTGGGGGGCCTGGGGTGCTGGCGGTGCGGACCTTCCTCCCCCTTCCCGCCCCGAAACACCCCGGAAATTCCGTCAAATCCCGCTCAAACCTGAAAATCATACATAGCGCTCTACGCAACACTGCTGTAATTTTTGCATGACAGCACATATGCGGTATGCAATTCTGACCTCGTGGACGCCATTGAGACTGCAACAGACATCTGGAAACGCGACGACGAGCGTAGCCTGATCAACATCCTGCCCACGGTGGTTTCCAATAAACTGATCGAGGGCTCCAAGGGTAGACCCGATCTCTTTGGTCTCGATGAACGAACGCTGTTTAAGACACTCCGTACCGAGAAGAAAGTCCCCACTCCTACGGACAACCGGTTACGTCTGGCGTTCTGGATGGAGTACGACCGCGCTCAAGCGTCAAATAAGCGCATGGAGATCCTACCCATCGTTGCCGGCATTTGCATGCCGCATTACTTCTACAACGAGTATTTGCAGCGTCCTGAGAAAGTAGCCTGGCTTGTGTGCCCCCCTGCTTCCTACGAAGTCGTCATGGAAGAGGGCCTTCAGTTCGGGATTGAACAGCTCAGGGACATCTTGGAGCAACCCCACGTATCGCTCAACTCCAAGAACCAAGAAGTCGTCAACGTCAAATTGGCTGAGCTCAAGGCCAAGATCGTTGCGATGCTCGACGTCCGGGTTAAGGGCGCTCCCCTTCAACGCATCCAACAGACCTCCATGAACGTCAATGTTTCGGAGAAGCAAATCTCCGCAGCCATGACCGAACTCACCATGGATCAGATTGAAAAGAAGCTTGAAGACCTCCGCAAACGCGACAGACACCAACAGGTCATTGAACTGAAGCCGGAGGAGACATGAACTTACAAATGGACGAACAAATCAAAACCGAGCGGGCAATTCTTGGGACCATTATCCTCGATAACCAGTTATTTGAAGCCGCCGATTGTTGGGGTTTGTCATTGCAGCACTTTCAAGTCGAAGCACATCGCAAAATATTCGATGCAATGTGGAGAATCTTTGCCCAAGGGCTGCCAATCGATTTGGTGACCCTCACTGAGGAATTGCGTTCCAGCGGACATTTCGACGAGATAGGCGGCACTCCCGCCTTAACAGGCCTCTTCGAAAATGAGTTCTCAGTTAAAGACCTCAGATCCAACATCACGCTAATTCGTAAATCTTTCTGGCAAAAGCTGACGACGCCAAGGTTATGCAGCGCATGCGCAGCAAAAAAGGTTTCGGAGGATGCATGATTTTCGGATTCTGGCGTTCAAAACCATCCCGCTGCGATTGCGGACAGCCACGCGACGAAGGCTATCTCTACTGTTTGTCGTGCAGGAATCGAATGAAAGAGCTGCTCGAAAGAGAATTGGAGCGAGAACGCCTCCGACGCCAAGAGCGAATTGAAGCCGCTATGGAACGCGCATGGGAGATCAACCGATGAAGCTCCTTCAGAAGCTAGCCGCAGCTGCATTTCATCTCTCCTACAATCGCTCCACGGATCGCGTTCCGAGCAATGAGGAATCCTACATATACGGGTACGAGGACGGATTTAAACAGGCGCGAGATATGGCTGCGAACTTTCTCGGCCCCCCTTGGCCATACGCAATTTTTAACACCAGCACGGATGAAATTACCTGGGATCGAGAAGGCATCGATCTCATAAAAAGCTGCATGAAGTTACTCGGCGAGGAGGAAGCATGAACCAATTCATCCAAGAACTCCTCGACACCGTAGAAGAAGGGCTCGATGTCAGATTCCGCAAGGGATACTTCTCACACGACCTCGTCATTCGAGTTTCGGATTACTCCAAAGAACCTTCTCTGCATTTCGAAACCACAGTCAGTACAGATCAGCGATTCAAGCTTGAAACCGATAAAATGCTCGCCGCTCACCTAAAAAGGGCGAAAACCAAAGTTCTAAAGGCACCCTAATGGATATCCAACACACACCACAAGAAGCTCAGAATAGAGACAAAAGAATCAGGTACTTGAACTCCGTTTACCAATCGACGGTCGCTAAGCACAAGGCCGAGATCGAAGAACTGAAAAAAATTTTGGAGCGTGAGCGCTCCTATTCCAACTACCTGTACAACACTCCGACTCGCCAGCTTCTCAAGCGTGCGCTCAATCAAATCTGCAACCCAATCATCAACTTGTTTAGGAGGCCATCATGGACGGACAGAGACCAAGTATCGGAAGAATAGTGAACTACACCAACCTTGGAGACAAGGATGGGAAATATCCACCTGAAATTCAGGCTGCTCTTATCACAGGCGTCTACTTTCAAGCTCCTCGCGCAGAGGGCGCACCGGAAACTGAACCCGGAGCATCTGCAAATAAGGTTGGAGATAAGTCGAGTTCGATGTTCGTCGACCTGAAGATTTTCTATCGCTCTGGATTTTTTGACATGCAGAAAGTTCCATATGCCGCTGAGCCTACGCGCGGTCACTGGAACTGGCCACCGAGGGTGTAATGAAAGTCTTCACCTACACATATACAGGGGTGAATCCAAAGCTTCACAATCCTGTGAAGGACACGATGAAAGTCGAAGGCCCTTCCCTCTCTCAGGTTCTTTCGAGATCGCGTTTCTCAGGAAAACAGAAGTGCGATCTAAAAAACTATGGAAAGACCGAGTGGATCGATGACAAGGGCACTACACACACGATCGAGATCCAGGAGAGGCCATGGTCTTCTTAGCAATCATGATCTATCTGGCAATCTGCGTCTTCATCGGAGTTTTTCTTGGCGTGCTGATTAATCGCTTCGGAAGTCTCGATGATGACCAGGAAGAAATAGAATGAAACACACGTTTTCTGTCGAACACGGTTTTCGTGATTTGGGAGCCGCCTCTTCTTGCGTGAACGTCTCGTGCGCCCCGGTCTGGGGGGCTCCGCTATTGAATACGCCCCAGTCCGGCAATTACCGGCCTCGCTTGCTCCGTCGAGTCGCAGTAACGAGACGAACGGAGTGGTTTAAAACTTTGGGGAGTTGACGCCGAGTGGGATGGCACTGCGCTGTAAACGCAGGGACTTCGGTCAGAGGGTGTTCGATTCACTCACTCCCCACCAATTAAGGATTCAAGATGGGAACGCTTTCGTGACCGCGAACGTTTCGTGCGGGAGGATGACCGGGGTTCCCACGGCGAAAGCTGTCAAATACCGGCTCCTCGCATATTCGGTATCTCGGGCACCGTAGAGTCGAGCAGTAACGAAGCGAACGGTGCAAATGTGGAGGAATTGGATTGAGTAGCAAAGTCCATTCTGAGGAGCTCGCAAGGAAGCGGGAACTTCTGGCCCTTGAGGAGCAACGGATTGCTTTACAAGAGGGCCTTCCACACCTTTATGGTTGGAAGTGGTACACATGGGCTAAGGCTTTCTTTGACTCCACTTGCCGAGTCAATCTCCTCACCGCTGCAAACCAAGTCTCCAAAAGCTCAACAATGATTAGAAAATGTATCCACTGGGCTACAGAGACCTCACTCTGGCCATCCCTCTGGAAGCGAAAGCCCAAGCAATTCTGGTATTTCTACCCGACTGCTCCGCTTGCTACCTCAGAATTTGAGACAAAATGGCAGGAGTTTCTACCTGCTGGAAAGTACAAGGACGATCCGAAGTATGGGTGGCGTGAGGTCTATAAGAATAAAGAGATCCATGCGATCTACTTCAATTCCGGAATCATCGTCTACTTTCACTCTTATGCTCAGGGGGCAACCGCACTCCAAGCCGGAACAATTGACGCCATGTTTTGCGACGAAGAAGTTCCTGTCGCACTTTATGACGAGCTCCAATTCCGTCTGTCCGCCTCTGAAGGCTATTTTCATTCTGTCTTCACGGCGACTCTGGGCCAAGAATTCTGGCGACTTGTTATGGAGCCTGAGGACCACGAAGAAGAGAAGCTCCCGAATGCATTCAAACAGACGATCTCGCTGTTCCAATGCAAGTTCTATGCGGATGGCACTCCTACGCACTGGACTGAAGAGAAAATACAAGACGTCATCGCCAAATGCTCAACAGACGATGAAATCCTAAAGCGCGTCTGGGGCAAATTCGTTCGAGATAAGGCTGGAAAGAAATATCCGCAATTCCAAATCAAGCGGCATATGCGGCCAAAGCACCCGCTGCCAAAGGATTGGTTCATATTTGGCGCAGCTGACTCAGGAGCCGGCGGAAAGCAAAACCACCCAGCGGCCTGCTGTTTCGTCGCCGTCAGGCCTGATTATCGTGCTGGAAGGGTATTCTTGGGTTGGCGCGGGGATGGAATCATTACCACGTCAGGGGATGTCGTCAAAAAGTTCGTCGATCTCAAAAAAGATCACAACTTGATCATGACGAACCAGTTCTACGATTGGGCCGATAAAGACTTCCAGACCATCGCCGTCTCAATGGGCGAATCATTTGCTCCGGCAGACAAATCCCACGAAACCGGCGAGACAATTCTAAACACACTCTTCAAACACGACATGCTCCTCATTTACGAGGACGAAGAGCTTCACAAGCTTGCTGCCGAGCTCGCAGCTCTTCGAAAAGACACTCCAAAAAATAAGGCCAAGGACGACTTCGCTGATGCATTGCGATACGCGGTCAGTCAGGTTCCCTGGGATTTCTCAGGGATCAACGGAATTGACGTTCAGATTGTTACAGAGCGCCCAATGAACGACACGGAAAGGCAAATTCATGAACGAAGAAAGTCATTTGAAGCCGAGCACGCTGAGGAAGTCCAAAGAATTGAAGACGAAATCGCCGAGTGGAACGAGTGCTATGACGCCTGATCCTGAGAAAACTCTTTCCTCCGACGAGGTGCGAGCTATAATCAGTATCTGTGGGAAGTCTCGGGTCGCCGAACTGAAATTTGGCGATCTCTATGTTCGCTTCGACACGCCCGTCGAGCAGATGAAACAAATGCGCGGGATCTACATCCCGGCAGCGGACACTACTCACCTAACATCAACCGATAACGAAATTTCGGCAATCCAAACCAACGAAGCCCAACAAGCGCTAGAGCGCGATGAGATCGCTCTCAAAGAAGAGCGTCTTGCGCAGATGTTCATCGAGAACCCTCTCGAAGCCGAGCGTCTACTTGTTGAAGGCAAGTTAGAGGACGCCGATGGACCAGAGCAATACGAATAGTCCGGTTGAACTCAAAAAACACACACACGCCGAACTCGAAAAGCTCTACACAGAAGCTGAACAATGCGATTCTGAAATCTTTGCTGAAATGAGGAGCAATTTGCTTCTCATCGGAGGCGAGCACTACAATCGCAAACTCTCCTCTTTCTTCCGTCGCATTCGCGACTCCAAGGAGCTCAATGATCAACAGAAGCTCCGTCTCACAAAAAACCACGTCCAAAATATCTGCAAGCAGTACGTCAACAATATCGTTTCCATGGCCCCAGGTGTTGGGTTTGAGCCTAAAAACGAATCCGAGATCCAAGACCAGAAAAAGGCAGAACTTCACCATGCCGTCTGGCAAGACGCAAAAGAACGCTACAAAATTGACGAATTGATCGACGATTGGTGCGACGATTTCGTGGGCGTCGGAGAAGTTCACTGCAAGATCTTCTTTGACCCTACCGGTGGTCAGCTCGTTGGACATCGCCAAGCAACAGACGACGAAGGAAATCTGCAATTTGACGAAAATGGGCAGCCTGTTCTAGGCGAATCTGTCTATTCCGGCGAGTTCGTATTCGAAGAACTCTATGGCTTCAATCTTCTCAGATCGCCTGAAGCAAAAGACATCAAAAAGTCTCCTCACGGGATCATTCGAAAGATGGTCAACAAGGAGGTGCTCCTATCGAAGTTTCCTGACAAAAAGAAATTCATCCAAGAGTCCATGGATCAAACCATGGTTGTATTCGATGGCGCAAAGGGCGGGTATCGAAAAACAGAGAACGAAGTTCTACTCAAGGAATTCTACTTTCGCCCGTGCCCAAGATACCCAAAGGGATGGTTCTTCTTTTCGACTAAAGAAGGAATTCTTGCCGATGGCGAGCTACCTGGCGGCGTATTCCCAATCGTTTCAGAGATTTTCGACAAGATTCAGACCACTCCTCGTGGAAGATCTCCAGTAAAAGTCATGCGGCCCTACCAAGCCGAGATCAACCGCTCAGCTTCTAAGATGGCTGAACACCAAATCACGCTCGGAGATGACAAAGTTCTCATCCAAAACGGAACCAAGATCTCCGCTGGCGCTGCCCTTCCCGGCGTTCGATCGATTAACTACACCGGTATTGAGCCAAAGATCTTAGGCGGTCGCGATGGATCTCAATATTTGACCTACATGCAGTCCCAAATCGAAGAGCTCTATCAGGTGATGAACGTTGCCGAAGATTCGGTCGAGAAAAATGGGCAACTCGATCCCTATGCAATGCTTTTCCGGTCCGCTACGCAGAAAAAGAAGTTCCAGCGTTACATCAAACGCTTTGAGCGGTTCCTGATCAACGTTGCAAAGACCTATATCCAGCTTGCGAAGGCCCATTTGCCGGATAACGCCGTCATTTTCGCAGTCGGACGCAAGGAAATGGTCAATATTCCTGAATTCAGGTCGTCCGATGACCTCTGTTACGAAATCACGGTCATTCCACAGAGCGATGACATAGAAACGAAGATGGGTAAGCAGCTTTTCTTAAACCATCTCGTCCAATACGCCGGAACACAGCTCGATAAACAAGATTTAGGTAAGCTGATTCGGCTCTCACCATACGCGAACCTCGAAGAAGGCCTCTCTGACCTCACGATCGACTACGACTGCGGAACGAACATGATTCTTGCTCTCGATCGCGGAGAGCAACCCATTATTTCTCCTTACGACGATCCTCAATACATGATTCGCAGACTTGTTGGTCGAGCAAGGCAACCGGATTTCAAGTTTCTACCTCCTGAAGTGCAAGGCGCATACGCGCAAACCATCTCCATCTACCAGAAGATTGACGTCTGGCAGAAAAAACAAATCCAAATGGCTGAAGCAGGGTTCATCCCAACGGGTGGCTACCTTGTCGGCTGTGATTTCTACGTTACGGACCAAGCGGACCCTCAAAAGACCCGCCGGGCTCGTATCCCATATGAATCCCTCAAGTGGCTGATCGACAAGCTGGAGGCCCAAGGACAGGGCCTTGACGAACTGGAGCACATGAACCAAGGCGCACTTGCGCAAATGGCTCAGATGATGACCCAGAATCAGGGACAGCCACCCAACGGAGTGAGTGGAGTTCCTCAAGCCGGATAACGGAATATCCGGAGGAGTAGAACGCAATGTTTGAAGCTTTCCAGTCTGCGCAAGCAAGCGCATCTGTGGAACCATCTGTCGATACCACCACCGTGTCCACACAGGATACGGGATCAACGCCTCAAGAAGTCTCTACGCCAGAGCCAACTCAGCAAACACAGCCACCCCAGACTGTCGCTGAGAACATTAAAGCTAAAGCGCAGAAAGCAGCGCAAACCCCGTTCGTCAATTCTGACAACACCACTCAAAATCCATTCACGCCAAACTTCAAATTCAAAGTCATGGATAAAGAGCATGAAATTCCAGAGCTCTTTAGGTCCGTCATCAAAGACGAAGAGTCGCAAAAATTGGCGAAGGAGATCTTCGAAAAGGCCTACGGATTAGACAGTCTCAAGCCACGCTTCAATGAAGTGCGAGAAAAATACAAAGAGATCGATACAGCCCATAAGCAGGTTCTTGCCGGAATCAACGATCTCCGAGAGCTCTATCAGCGCGGAGACTTCGACGGATTTTTCAACAGACTTCAAATACCAGAAGAAAAGATTTTGCAATGGGTGGTGAATAAGGCAAAATATAACCAACTTCCACCAGATCAAAGACAAGTTCTGGATGAGAAACGCGCCGCTGAACAAAAAGCCTATCAGCTCGAAAAGCAACAGGCAGAGTATCAGCGGACCATCGAAGAGCAGGCAACCAACGCCAAGGCCATCTCTCTTCAAATCGCGCTCGAAAAGCCCGATCTCAAAGCCATCGTCGATGCGTTTGATTCTGCGCCAGGAAGAAAACCTGGGTCGTTCAGACAGGCTGTCATCGATGCCGGCGAGCTTGCTTGGTACAAGAGCAACGGAAAAGTAGACTTAACGCCCGAACAGGCGATCCAACAGGTCTTGGCATTTTACGGCAATCCGGTTCAACCGCAAGAACCGCCGATCATTCCAGCGCAAAGGAATGTTTCTCAGCCGGCAGCGCAAGCAGCGCCCACGCCACCACCTGCTCAAACCGTCCTCCCGAACGTGGCCGGTAGACAGTCTGCGTCCGTATCGAAGTCCAAGCCCAAATCCATAGCAGATCTTAAAAAACTCGCTGCTCAGATGAGCGGTTAATCCCCCTCTTTGCAGCCAAAAAAAGGGCTTAAACAATGTCTACTACTCGTACATTTCAAGCGATGCTTAACGAGTATTTGCCGAACGAACTCTTGAAAGAAGAGTTTATTCGTCGCGATTATCTCTTGAGCAAAATCGAAAAAGACGACACCTGGAAAGGTGGCAACTTGGTCGTTCCATTCAAAGCAGCTGGCGCAAGCTCCGTTGCTTATGGCGGACTTTCGGCCTCCAACGACATCGCGGAAGATAAATACGTTCGCGGTGGCGTGAGCGGTCATAAGGAAGTCTGGGGTTCGATGATTTTCAATCATCGCGACTTGATGGAACACGACATGGTTTCTGAGCAGAACTTCTTGAAGATTCTGCCAGGCGCCGTCGAAGACTTCATGGACTACATGAAGAACGTTGTCTCTATCAACCTCTTGAATGGCGATCACTTCGCTACCTTGACGGCTGACGGCGACAACACGGGCGTGATCTATGTCGATCGTCCAGATCGCTTCGTCTTGAACCAAAAGGTTCTCGTGAAGGATGGAAACACCTCGTCTGCCACGGGCTACGTCTCTGCGATCGATATGAACGCAAAGACCGTAACCCTTGTGACGGCTCGCGGTGGCGCAACGCCGCTGGACTGCTCAGCCTACACGGTCGCGCAGACGGCTCGCTGCTACAACGACGGTGCGGACAACTCCTCGAACACCTTCACTTCGCTGAAGGCTTCGCTCTTGTCTGCTGCAAACGGAGGCTCTTCGTCTCTGTACGGCGTGAGCAAGCTCTCGGCCCCTTACCTCCAAGCGATCAACGTCTTGGGAAGCGACATTACTGCCGCGAACATCATGGAGAAGATCTTTGATGCTCTCGTCACGATGCGCCAGCTCGGTAAGGGCAATCCGAACGAAGTCGTCATGAGCTACAAGAATTTGGGCTCATGCATGAAGGTGATCGAAGCTTCCAAGGGTGCTTACAACGTCACCCCAGGCAGCACGTCCGCCTCTCAGTACGGCTGGATGGAAATCGAAGTTGGCTCTGTCTCCAAGGGCTCTGTGAAGCTCGTGGGTGTTCAGGAAGCTGACGACGACGTCATCATGTTCGTTGATTTCCGTGCGCTTAAGTTCCACAGCAACGGCTTCTTCAAGAAGCGCGTTTCTCCAGACGGCAAGGAATACTACGAAATCCGCAACACCAGCGGCTATCAGTACATCCTCGACGTCTGCTTGTTCGGCGAGATGGTTGTGATTCGTCCGTCGTACTGCGGAATTCTGCACTCGATCAGCTACTAATCGAATTCGGGGTCTGGGTGGGCTTACGCCTGCTCAGGCCCCGGTTCACTTTCGGGGGAACCATGAAACAACTTTTCTCTGTCTTGCTATTGGCGATGTTCGCCGCGCAAGCAAACGCCGCAACCCAAGCGGAAATCAATGCAGCGCAGTTCAACTTTAACCGTGGCTCTGCCGCGATGGCCAAACACCAGCTTGGAACGGTGGTGTTTAAGCAACGTGAAACGTCGATGAAATGCACCTACGATTTCTCTACTCAAGGTGGAGCGGTCGGGACGGTCAATCTGAAGGCGGAAGACGGCAAGAACTGCACGATTCCTAAGAAGGCGATTATCCGAGACACGCTGATCGACGTCGTAACGGCTCCAACTTCGGGTGGATCTGCAACGATTGCAATCGGCTCGGGTGCATCTGCAACCGACCTCAAAGGCGCAACGGCCATCGCTTCTTACACGGGCCTTGTGGCGGGCATCCCCATCGGAAGTGCCGCGACTGCGATCAAGATGGCTGCGGATCAAAATCCGTACATCACGATCGCAACCGCCGCTCTCACCGCCGGAAAGCTCAACGTCCACATCAAGTACCAGCTCAGTGAGTAACTCGGGTGGGGGCCTTGGCTCCCACTCCATTTCAATTCGAGGGTTCGCATGGAACGAAAACCCGCAGTCGTGATCAAAGTGGCTGTTCCAACTACGACCGGCGCTTATTCGAGCGGTCAGTGTGTGGGCGGACTTTTGACGATTCCCAATGCTGTCTTGGATTCTGGCGCTTCCGCGAAGGTCGTATCGGTCACAGTGATGGACAAAGCCAAGCAAAAGATCGCCGCAGATCTGTTCTTTCTGTCTGGAAGTCCAGGGACCGCTCCAACAGACAAAGCGGCGGCGGACATCGCGTCAGCCGATCGCGATCTGGCTCTAGGTTCAATCCAAATTCCCGCCGGAAACTATGCCGACCTCGCCAATTGCGCTGTTGGAACTGCCATGCAGACCGGATTGCTCGTGAAGCCAAGCACGAAAAACACCAAAGACCTCTACGCATTTTTAGTCACACGAGGCACCCCGACCTACGGCGCAAACGGAATCACGCTTGAGATCGGGATCGAACAGAACTGAGGAGCCAGCATGAATATTCATGTCAGAAAGCCAGTCGCAAAGCTCCTTCTCGATATGGGAGCGACGAACGTTACGACGGGCGCATGGACGCAAATTACGGCAGCAATTGGCGCTCCCGTGAGCTCGATACAGATCTTCAATGGTTCTGGATCGGTGCTCAAAATCGCGACGGGCGGTGCGGGTAACGAGGTCGCCATGAACTTCTACATCATTCCCGGAACGGTGAGCCCAGTGATCCCAGTCGAAATCGCCAAGAACAGCCGCATCTCGGTTCAAGCCGCAGATGTGGACGCGGTCGATGGCTCACTGGTTCTGAACTGCTTCGGATGAGGAGAAAACGATGAGAAAATTCTGGAAACTCAAATTAGCCATCCTCATCCACCTGACTTTTATAGCCGCTGCCCATGCGGATGGAGGAGTTTACCTCGGAAATTTAAAGCAGTTTGCAACAGGTACGGATCTCGGCGGCGGACATCGGGGACTTGACATCAGCGGCAGTATTACGGCCTCCAGCACTTCTACGGCTGCCACGGGTATCGCAGTTCCCGCAGATGCCACATATGTAGGTGGGAATAAGTCCGGAAACCTGACTGGTCTTTTGATTGGTCAACAGACGATGGCGAATTCGCTCGCGTGTGTCCTGCCATCAGACCAGAGCGCCATTCCTGTTACCGGTACATTCTGGCAAGCCACTCAGCCGGTCAGCATAGCTGCAACTGTCAATGTTGGTCAGGCCACGGGAACAAACCTTCATACGGTCGTTGACTCAGGCTCAGTCACCGTTAGCCAAGCCACGGGGACAAACCTACATTCCGTTATTGATTCTGGATCTGTGACAGCAACGATCTCCGGAACACCTACGGTCACAGCTAATCAAGGCGGAACCTGGACTGTCCAGCCTGGGAATACGGCGAATACCACAGCTTGGCTTGTTACGGGAACTGGAGGGACATTTCCAGCGACCCAAAGCGGCACTTGGAACATCAATAACATTTCTGGAACGGTCTCACTTCCGACCGGCGCGGCGACAGCCGCGAAACAACCTGCTCTTGGAACTGCTGGGTCCGCATCGACGGATGTAATCACAGTTCAGGGCATTGCATCCATGACGGCCCTTAAGGTCGATGGATCAGCGGTTACTCAGCCCGTTTCTGGGACGGTAACAGCAAACCAGGGCGGCACTTGGAACATCAATAATATCTCTGGGACGGTTTCACTTCCGACCGGCGCGGCGACCGCTGCCAATCAAACAACCGCCAACACCTCGCTTTCCACGATCGCAACGAACTCGGCAAAACAGCCGATCAACACAACTGGATCTGGATCGGCAGCCGCTGCGACGGTTTCAACGGTCATTACGCTGTCGGCTCCTGCCAACGCTGTAGGATTTGTCCTACAGAACCTTGACACCTCAACCGCCAATATCCGCTGGGCGGTCGGAAGAGCGGCGTCAGCAACGCTTGGCCAACAACTTCAACCAGGACGCGACACAGGCTTTATCCCAGTGGGCGCGAACGTATCGCTCGTCGCTGAATCAGGGACTCAAAACTACGACATTCAATGGGTGTCTCAATGATGAATCAATTTCGGACACGGTGGTCTGATCTCAAAGCTTCAACAAGGAACGCAATTAAGATTGCTGGGACGGTCTTCCTCGTCGGATCAATCGGGGTGGCAGGACTGCCTCCGACGACCCTGAAGGGCCTGCTCGATACTGTCGCGACCACGACGTTAAACTTCGTCGTGCCCTTTAACCAAGCGACAAGAATCAACGCGACAACGGCCCTAATCGAAACCGGGAATGCCAACCTCCTGAAGGACCCAGGATTCGAATCCGGAACGACGAACAACGTCACGATCTCAGGCGGTGCAACGGCTACAGTCAACACGACTGCAAAACTCACTGGCAACTATGGTCTCGACTGGGACTCAAACGCTGCTGGGCAGACCGCTACTGGCACGGCAATCACGATCCCAGAAGGACTCAAGGGCAAAAACGCTGTAGTTTCATGCAACATTAAGACCGTCTCAGGAACCGCAACTCATACTCTCATGGCATATGACGGGACCAACGAGATCAACCCGAACACGATCGTAAGCATAGCCGGAACTTCCGTCAGGACTTCAGTAAACTTTACGGCTCCAAGCTCCGGAACAATTACTTGGCGAGCAAAGTCCGTCGCATCGAATGAACCCGAGATTTATGTGGATGATTGCATTCTTGAAGATGCAGCCTTCTTCAATCTTTCTCAGGTAAATCAGGCGCAGCTTCTGGGAACAGTAAAGGTAACCGGATGTTCAGCCGGATGGTCAATCTCTTCTCCAACGACTACGCCAGCAAATTTTGGAACGCAAACAGGATGTACTTACACCGTCACCGGATCATTGCAAGCTCCCGCGACGAATGTCCCAGGCTTCATCATCCCGTCCGGTGGGCCGGGCGCATACAAGATTGAGGCAATCGGTAGCTTCTGGAATAATGCGAGCGGCACTTCCGCTGCTGCACAATTCCGATTTTCCGATGGAACCAACTCTTCGAACGATACAGCAGAAATTGCAGGAAATACAACTTCTGGAACTGCCGTTCCCGTTCTTACTGGAACGATTAACGAGACCACGTCGTTTTCTAATGCTACCTTTCAGATTCAGGGATCGGGATCAAGTACGTCTGCAGTGCCATACATTGAAGGACGGTCTACTCATCCCTTGGTGTTTAACGTTTTTTATATTCCCACCCAGTCCCAAACCGCCTACCGCCCCGACCAGACTCCTGCGAGCTGGAGCGGCTATCACGACTCAACGTGTTCATGGGGTCGGACGAATACAACGATCGGAGATCCGGCGACTGACGGTACCTGCACTTTAACAGAAGTCACCAACAGAAACTTCGGGACGGTAACAGGATCGAACTCGCTCCCATCTATTACGTTCACTCCCCCCCGAGCCGGAAGATATTTTGTCTGCGCGAACGCGCAGGTGAATAGCACCACTAATTTGGCGGCACTGGTCACCAGTCTGACTGATGGAACAACGGTGATCGCACACAATTCATCTCGTATCTACACAGACGGCACAAACGACTTTGTTACGCATCCATTGTGTGGTGTCTATAACGCCACATCGACGGCCTCAGTGACTTTGAAGATTCAAACAGCGGCCTCGTCAGGTACGGTTACCATTACTGCAGGTGGTGCGTCGCGTTCTGCTATCGAATGGTCCATATTCGAACTCGACGCCCCAATGGCCGCACCTTATCTCACGGGCTCAGTCACGAGCAACACGAGTGGGCAGGAGCGGATAGAGAGAGCTACGGTTTCGAACTCATCCGGCACTTGCTCAATTTCAAGTCAGTCTGGAAGCTGGGCTACGCTTAACAGCTCAACTGCTGCAAACGGCGGATGCACAATCAACATCGCAGCTGGAGAGTTTTCTGGAACGCCAGCATGCTTCTGTGGATTGAGCGCGGGAACCCAATCGACGAATAACGAAACTTGCTACATTACTTCCCAATCCTCATCGGCGGTCACATGGCGCGTATACAACACATCGAACGCATCTCAAAACGAGTCGGTAAACGTGTTCTGCATGGGACCAAGGTGAGCTGAAGGAAAGGATGAGGACCTGACATGAAAGTCGAGAAGATTCACATCACGATCGGTACTGCCTTGGCTGTCATGTCCTTTTCTGCCGGAAAGATTTGGGCGGTAAGCTCGTGGGCGACTTCGATCGACATGAGGTTAGCCAGAATCGAAGAAACGCTTCACATCAAGACGCCTGAGCGAACAGGCTCGTTCACGGTCCAAACCGCTGAAGCCGGAGAGTAACAAGTTTGACCGATCATGGTCATAGATAAGGAGAAATGAAAATGGAAAACCAAACTGTCCAATTAGTACAAGAAACTGTCGACCTTCCAAAGGAGTCCAAGGAGATCAAGGACTGCATTGTGGAAGTGATCACCAAAATTAAAGCGGGCGCAAAACCTGCCGAGTTAGTCGTTGCTGAATTCGGAAAGCTTCAGCAAGCGATCGAAGGCTACACTGCTCTTCCTGCCGAACTCAAAGACAAGCATGAGTACGTCCTTGCAGGATTGATGGCAGGTCAGATCCTTGCCGCTCTCAAAGGCTAATAACAGTTCCAATTTTAACCTCAATTTAAACCACTAAAACAAGGAGACATAAAATGGGTAAAACAGACGTTGTTATGGCGCAGAAGGCAGCTGTTCTCGCAGCTCAAGACGCAGCTCTCGAAGCAGGACTTGGCGCTTGCTACGATCAAGGGCTCGCCGACGCTGGTACAGTTCCAGCCGGCGGATTCACCCAAGCTGATATCGAAGCAGCGGTTACTGCGGCAAAGGCCGCAGACGCCGAGGCTATGCGTGCTGCAGTATCAGAAATCCAAACTCAGCTGGATACAATGACCGCTAAGGAGCAGATGGAAGAGCAAGCAGTTGCAGTTCTTCAGCAGAAGCTTGACGCGATCAAGGCTCTTCTTGCTGGATAAATATGACTGCGAATCAGCAATTCTGGATTGAGCTGCTGAAAGAGGGCAAGGGCTATATTCCCATGGTCCTTGCTCTTATCGCGGGATGGCACGCTCCGCAGCCAAGATGGATGAAAAAGAAGCCGGAGTCTAAGGAGGAAGGCTAATGTGGGCCAAGTTATCGATGATCTTGGAGGTGATTAAGGGCTTTCTCTCGGCCTTAAGAGCCTACTTTCCTCCTAAGACCCCCGAAGAAAAATCAGAAGATGCGTCTAAGGCGGTGGATGATGCCATTGCAAAGGAACAAAAAACGGGACGGCCAGAATGAGTTCAAAGATTGGCTTGTTGTTATTTTGTGGGTCATTGCTCTTTGCGTGCTCTGGCATGTCACTGAACGATGGCCATTACGTTCTTGATCCGCCGAATAAGAATCTTCGTGGAAAGACACCTAACGATGATTTGCCCGAAAATCACTGCGATCCAGTAAAGCAACCAGACGGGTCTATTAAGTACATGTGTGTCGTATTCTTCTATCCCGATTACGACAAGATCCTAAATAAGATCGCAAAGCTTGAGGTTGACCTTAAGGCTTGCCAGCAACAGCTCGCGAGGACGCAATGAAAACCTATCCAAAGGGCTCAAATGAACAGCTCTGCGCAGGATTTAAAGCTTACGAGTTTGATTGCCCTTGCGATTACTGCAAAGAAACTCCGATCGATGATGAGCTCGTTTTGAGGCTACAGGAGCTTCGAGAGCTGTTGGGCTTTCCCATCAAGATCACCTCAGGCTACCGCTGCGAGCGCTACCAGAATGAGCTTAAAGCACGCGGGTATGAAACAGCCAAAGGCATCTCCCAACATCAACTTGGAAAGGCAGCTGACATCAAAACCGGCCATCATACCGGCAAGGAGCTTGAGGCTGCAGCAAGAAAAGTCGGATTTCTTGCAGTTGGAGTCGGAAAAGAATTCATTCATGTGGACCTGAGGCCCGAGCATCACAGCTGGGCATATAGCTATTGAGGTGAAACATGGCACAAGATGCGCCTCCACTAGAAATTAAAGAATTCACCGGAGGACCGAATGATGACTATCTATCTGGCCTTCCAAACGAGTACCAGAAGGCAGAAAACGTTCTCTTAAACCGAGAAGGAAAGCCGTATTCCAGGCCAGGATCTGTCCTGCTCGATCTTGCCAATCCTCAGCTTCCATCGGGAAGTCACCGCGTAAATAAGCTTGTCAATTACGCCAAGGACCAAGCGCTCCTAGCTATATCTGGCGCCAAGGCTTACTCATGGGCCAACCCAGGTTGGACAGAGATCTCCTCACCTGCCGGATCGTCTCTGATGACCGGTACGGAGAATGGGAATATCAGCACGTCCGAATATAAAAAGCAGGTCTTTGTAGCATCCGACGAGCATCTGACTCCCGTTAAAATCTACAAGGACTCTGGAGGTACGTTCCGGTCGGTTAGCGCAGGCCTTCCGACTCCTGCAAACAATGCGAACTTCGTTGAAGCGACAGAGACTGCAAATGCAATTGCCTTAGCAAACGATATCCGCACGAAACTCCTTGCGCATTTTGCTGACGTCGCCATTCACACAGCTGCGGACACGGTGTCACAAGCTCTCATCACGTCATCAGCCGCTACTGACCTGGCAACTCTTTTGACTCTGACGGGCCAGCTCCTGATCGCGTATGACAGCCATTACAGGGATTCCGCTCCAATTCTTGCTGGCGCGACATCGGCTTCAGTTACCAAATATCACGCGCCTTACATTTCAACCATTACCTCTGATGAGATCAATCCTAAGATTTTTCCATATAGCCCGGCCCTTACCACAAAAAATGCGCCGACCACGTTGCAAGAGGCCGCATCAAGGCTCAACGATTTAAGAAAGAATCTGAACTTCCATGACGGCGACGTCGATGTACATACATCGGGCGGTTCTGTTGGAGCTCATCTTGTTACCGCGTCCAGAATGCAGTCGCTGACATATGGCCCGTCGATCGTTCCCGACTATCAGCCTCTGTACGATCTTGCAAACCAGATCAAGCAGCAATACTTGGCTCACCGTGCAAGCGGGATGACCTCGTACACAGGAATCACAAGAACAAACGGATCGCCTACCCTCACCGGATTTGGAAGTACTGCGGCTGTTAATGTGGGCTACTACGTTTTCGGTACGGGACTTTCCTCTCCAGCAAAGGTCATTTCTAAAACTGGAACCACTGTCACGCTCGACACGAATCTTTCCTCTAGCGGAACTGGAACGTTTGGAATTGGCTCTGGATCAGAGGCTCATGCTTACCCCGATATCAACGCATCGACCAACGTAACATCGCCTAATGCCACATCGTTGGACTCGCTAAGAACACTATTGCTCGATCTTCGTATTGCGTATGCGAGCCATGCAAACCAGAACTATGCCTCCGTGGAGCATTTCCAGAATACGTTTCCGAGCAACGAAGACCTTGCCGACGCGGTCTATCTTGCAGGAGCGCACGTTACAACCCCTATCTTACTACCTGACTTTTTCAGTGGTTTTAACAGCGACATGATCTCGGGAATGATAGCTGCCCTGAACGAGCTCAAGACCAAGTTTGACGCGCATGATGCTGACGTGACACTTCACTACGCCGATCCACTGATTACCAGCAAGCAAGCGTTTCAAGTGAGAGGCCCAAGCCTTTCGCTTTCAAGCTATAATTGGGCATTCATCTACTCTCATACCTATACAACAATCGATGGAATCACTTTCAAAACTGTCAGTGCCCCGATTCTAAAAGCGGTTTCAGATGCGTCACTGACAAACACACCCGATGCCGATCAAGGAAAGATTCTATCGATCGGCCAAGCATATCCAACGATTACTGGCATTCCAGCTTTGGCTAATTCCGGAAGCACAAATTACGACGTCTCCAACATCAAAGTTGAAATTTACCGAACCACCGAGAACGGATCTACATATTATAAAACAGGAGAGGTAAATAACGGCGTCACTACATTCACTGATCGGACGATGGACTCAGATCTTGCTCAGCAAGAGGAACTTTATACCACTGGCGGCGTGGTGGATAGCGATCCTGCTCCGCCATCGAAATTTGTCCACGTCACTGGATCAAAGGGACTGTGGGCAAATACCATCGAAAATGGAATAGCTTATCCACAGCGAATCCGTGAGTCTTTAGAAGGGGCAATTGATTCCTGTCCTGGCTCTGCTTTTATCGATCTACCGAATGAGTGCGTCGGAGTTTGTTCAAACAACGGAGTGAGAATCGCATGGACGAAAACAGCGACCTATCGCATCGAGGGCACCTTCGATCTTCTAGGACGAGGCTCGATGAGTTATATCGAAATCTCGAACTCGGTAGGACTTTCTGGCCCATATAGCCCAGTTCAAACCGACAAAGGTGTTGTCTTCGCAGGTACCGATGGGTGGTATGTCACTGATGGTTACAAGGTTTCGCCCATTTCTAAAAAGTGGCTATCGTCCTATCTCAACTTAGTCTCTACATCGACCAAGGCGGCGCGACTGCAAGGTACGCTCGATTACAATACCAATCGTGTATGGTGGGGTGCGACCGTATCAGGTATCGATAACGACGCGGCTTACATTTTGGACATGAATCATGGCCTAAAGGACAACGCCGTCTTCACCACAGTCAAAAACGGAACAAGCTTTGTCCCAACCTCGCTTGTATTCTTTAATGGGCAAATCATTCGAGGGGACTCTCGCGGGTATGTATTTAAGCATGACGCTCAGTATCTGACTGACCCGAAAGTTGACACTCTCGTCACACCGTCAAACTGGGTAGGGAAAACGATTATCTATGATCTCATTACTTCCGCATTTGACTGGGGAACTGTCAAATATAGGAAGTGGGTGAATCTCATCGTTGCCAAGTTTAAGAACCATGGGAACCTCTCGTGCCAAATTAACGGTATCAATGATGACGGAGCCTTTACCGGTTCCTGTGCTCCGATCCGATCGCGCGGAGCCACTGGACTCATTAAGGAGAAAAGGAGGTTTCCGGCTGGCGGGATCAGATGCTTTAACAAGCAAATCCAGTTCACAAATGCAAAGGTAGTCCTGAACAATTCAGATACTCTTGGTCTCTGCACCGTCAATAAAGCCGCAAAAACAGCTACGATATCTGCTGGAATCTGGCCGTCGGATCTTGCCGATCAGGTGATCACTTTTGAGAATGACGGCTATGTCCAAGAGTTCGCCATTTCTTCACAGACGTCGACGGTTTTGACACTATCCGATCCTGGTTCACTTCTGCCGGCGTCAGGAAGTTACAAATGGGAGCTTAAGGGCTATCCAAAAGATGAACAATTCGAGCTCGATAGCTTCGCATTGGACGCGCTGATCATGTCACCGACCGCGCAAACCGCAGAGGGCGAGACAGGAGCAAATGAGTGAATATCCCACAACTCGCGATCTCAGAAATAACTGACGAGTACATCAGGAAAAACTTCGAATCGATCCGCGATTTCTTGCCTTCTGGCACACCATTTCGGGACTTCAAGCTCTTCGAACTCACCTTTACAAAGACTGAAAATAACTTTAAATTTAAGCATAACCTGGGTTTCCTTCCGAAAGACATTTTTCTCACCCGTCAGGAAGGCTCAGGATCTGTAGTCTTCAACTACCCGCTCGCCACGGCGGAATCCATTGACATGACGATTTCGGGGACTGTCACGCCAGACAACCCCTACAAGATCAGGTTCTTTGCTGGAACTTACTCTTCGTAAGGCTTCGCAAAGAACTCCTCGGAGGCGTGATGAAGGTTTGGCTCTTTAGCGAGCTACGCGATGAATCGTTGCAGGAGATCGATATGACCAACGAGTCATTTGTATCTTCTGACGAAATCGTTGGATATTTCAATGACGCAATCCATGAAGCCGAATCAGAAATCTTAAAGTTGCATGAAGATTACATGCTGACCAAGGGCTGGATCACCCTAGTACAAGGTCAGAGCGATTATTCACTTCCATCCAACATCTACGCCGCAAAAATCAGAAAAGCGATCTACATTAATGGCTCTCTGGTCTACCCAGTGGAGCGAGTTCGAGATCCCGACAAATTCTTTTCGATTGAGTTGACAAATTCTTTCGCGCCCTCTGATGAGTACCGATATTTCATTTACAATCCAGACGTCGATACAGGATTTCAGCTCTCGCTGGCCCCTGCCGCTCGCGAAAGCGGAAACTATCTGAAGCTTTGGTATATTCGGAGCGCCAAACGCATCCCAAAGATTGGGGAAGTCGTTAACGCAGTGACCACAACTCAGACCATTCAAGACAATACCAAGGTCGATATCCCTGAGTTCGCGATGTTCTTGAAGGAGGTTTTCAAGGGCAAGTGCCGTGCAAAAGACAACGGCGGAGTCATCCCTCCTGATGCTGTAGCACTTATCGAGCAGCAGCGGAAAATGATGATCGACACTTTAACCCAAATGGCTCCTGACAACGAGGACACGATCCCAGGCGATATGTCCCACTACTACGAGCACGAGTGAGGTCGAAATGGCAACTCCACAGCAAAATCCTTGGGTATCAATCAATTATTCAAACTTAAAGAACCCATACCTAGCCAACAACGATGGATCTACCGACTACGATTTCCGTCTTTCTGAAGATCAGCCGTTCGCGCCAACCTACCATCCGGTTTATGACCCATTATCGATGGGTCTCTATGATAAAGTCGCACCGGGTATCAACGCGATCAACCTCAACACGCGAGGTCTGGACGCTTACAGGAACGAAGCACTCAGAACCAATCCATCTCGTTACGCTGAACTTGCGACGGAAAAAGAGAACTTAAACGAGACAGCTGCTCGTGACAGAGCTCGCGGAGAATCGGCTGCAAAGCAAGCCGACGCTGCTTCAGATCTCGCAATGCATGGTGGTCTCGATTCGGGAGCTCGTGAACGACTCGCTCGCGGGTCAAATAGTGACTTCCTAAATATGAGTCAAGAAATCGGCAAGCAAGCGGAGGGAAATCGTCAGCAAATTGCAATGAATGACGAGCAGAATCGCATCTCTCAGCTTGGAGCCCTTCCGGGCATGGAAGCTCAATCGCTTCAACCTGAGTTCCAAAAGCAACAAATGCTCGGCCAGGCAAATCAGTTCGATATCGGAAATGCGATTAACGAAGGGAACAATAAGAATGCATTCACCCTTGGCAGGTATCACGAAGCGATGTCTGCTTGGGGTGCCAACAAGCAAGCTCAAGCAACAGCAAACTCGGGGAAGAAATGAAGATCAACCTTCTTACCCCTGACAGCTGGGCCTTACTCTCTGAGAATGCACATAAAATCGCTTTCGGCGAAATTAAGCCAGCTTCGATGGACCGGATTGATGGAGCTCTTATTGCCGAGGATGCGTTCGGAATTCCGATGGGATATCTCACTTTCCGTGAAAGCGATTCCGAAACCGTTTACTGGCAGTTTGGCGGCGCTATGCCTGGCACGAAAGACACCATTAAATCCTTCAAAGCATATCAGGGCTTTGTGAAGTTTTTCGAGGAGCAAACGAAACATAAGCGGATCACGACTTTGATCGAGAACACCAACACAGTCATGCTTAAAATGGCAATGAAAGTCGGATTCAGAATCGTGGGAATTCGCAATTACAAGGGCTCAGTTCTGCTTGAGCACCTTCTTGAGTTCGGAGGAGCATAATGGACCCGATTACACTTGGACTTCTCATTGGCGTGGGCGGAGGCCTATTAAAAAGCGAGCTTGTTGATCGCCCAAAGGAAGAGCGCCAGAGAGCTCTCGCCGCTGAAACGCAAAGGTACTCTCCATGGACGGGGCTTCAAGCGAATAAGGTGCAGGAGGCTGATCCGTTTGGATCTGCAATGCAGTTTGGAACTACCGGAGCCATGATGGGATCTGGAATTCAAAATATGCAGAGCCAAAATAAGCTCATGGACAACATGTCCAAGTATTACGGAAACGGCGGCGAAGGAAGCGTGAGCAATATGACTGCTTCGGCGGCTAGCGCGGACGACTCCCCCTCTCTCGGCGTCGATTATAAAGACCAGTTTAAGGTCGATCCCTCGATGTCTCAGTACGGCTCCTCTCAAAAGAGTCCGTGGTCGGTCACGTCTTCTTACAATACGAGTTCGACATATCCTGACATGTACAAGAAAAGAGAAGACGGCATGGGATACTATGGCATGTCGCCCTGGTCGGTTCGCGGATAAGGAGATCAAATGGCCCCACTACGAAATCCGTGGTCTCTCATTCCCGGTTTAGGAAACGCCCAATTTACTTATCAGCAACCTGGCCCTGTCGATATTCCGGCAGCTTCTGAGGCAGGCCCTCCGATGATCAGCCGTGCGCCTGCTGGTGATTTTGTTGGACCCCCCAGCCCCTTTCCGAAGGCCTTTGTCGGGCCACCCAGTCCATTTGCAAAGGCTCAAGCACCCACGACTGCAGAGGACTCTGATATCGACCCAAGGCTTGCTGGAATTACTGGTAAAGGCAAAGGCGAAAAACTCGCACAGACGCTGGACACCAATTCCAAAGACCTGACGTCGAATCGAACGGCGGTGGATCGCTCAGAGTTCCAGAAGGCTTATGATGCCATTACCGGGATGCCCGAATACCAAGATCAACAGAAAACAATCGATGATCTTTCGGAAAAAGCGAGACAATCGCTTGGAGCGCCCGACACGAATCAGGCTTGGCTTAAACCCTTGATCGCCTTGACGGACTCAGTAACCGGTTCGGATCTCATGAAGGGCTACACTCCAGGCATGACTCCTTACCAAAGAAATCAGCTCCTGCTGAAGTATGCGGATGAGCTTGCCAAGCGCAAGGAGGATCTAACGAAGGAAGCCCGTCAGGGCGCAGTCGGCCTGCTGAGCGGAACACAGCTACAGCAAATGATTGAAGCCAACAAGCTGACTCAGCAAGCTGCTACGACTGGAGGCTTTGCTCCAACGGGACAGTTCATGCGTCAAACAGAGCGTGAGGGACGCCATCTCGTTCAAGAGGGTGAAATCCTAAACAACGTGATTAAACTCTTGAGCCAAGGAAACCCATCCGCCAATCCAACGATCAAGACTGCTCTTGCGCGTTACATCGAAGGAACAGTCAGGCCACAGCTCGCTGTCATTGGGCAGGAGGGCGGCGATCCATCCATAGTTCAGGGAATTCTAAATCGTGTCGAGACTCTATCCTCAGGTCACCTAACAGACGAGCAAGTCGGCCAATACAAAAAAGAGCTTCAGGCCTTCTTGCAGTCGCATAACGATAACGTATCCGCATTCGAGAGACGGGCACGCGTCATGAATAGCCAGCTGCCAAGCCCTCTCGCAGAAAGCGACTTTCAATCGGCCCTCTCCCCTTACACCCATCCACATGGAAATCAGAATGCGGTGCTTAACGTTCTTCCGGATGCGAAAAACATTCACCCACCGAGAAAAACAAAGTCGAGCAGTCTATCGCTTCCTTCGTTGGATGAAATCGACGCCGAACTCGCTAGGCGAAAGGGTGGTAAATAATGGATCTATCAAGATTCTCAGACGAAGATTTACGTGCTCTCAGGGCCAGGGATCTCTCAAAAATGTCTGTTGCCGGCCTGACCGAGCTCAAAGAACAGAGGATGCGTGTCATCGACCCTCCTGAAGAGAACCACGGTCCGCTCGATACCGTTGGAGAAATGGGACTCCGGGCTCTTGATTATCCATCTGGGTACCTGAGAACTGCCGCGGCCGCAGCTCAGGGCCTGATCAAGGCGGGAACCACCGGAGACAGTGGCGGAATCCCTACAACCCAAGATTGGATGTCTGCCGTCAAAGGTCAGGCACCTCCGATGTCCGAATATAATAAGCGGCTCGGCATCCCTGAAGGTGGAAGCCTTTCAGATCTCATCCCCGGTGCCTACGCGCCAAAAGGTACACCTGGGCTTACGCCTACCAAGGGTGGACTTCTTGACCCGACAGCTCGCGGAGCTCTGTCGACCGCAGAAGACATGATTCTCAGCCCTGCCGTGCTAGCTGGCATGGGAAAGAAGGTGCTATCGACACCAGTCCAGACCGCAGCCGAAATGCGTGCGGCAGAGGCCGCCGCAAGACAAGCGCAAATGGCCAAGCTTGCGAGAAACCCGATTGAATCAACACTTGCGAAGGCCGGCGCTGCAGCTCAATCCATCATGATGGGAACACCAATCAGTGATGCAGCAGAATCATCTGGAGCAGCGATTTATCGAAATCCGTTTCGAAAAGCAGATCTTGCAGCTCTTGACGCCGGAAAAGGCCCCAGGGCAGTCAGCCAGCTTGCCATGGATAATGGCATCTGGGGTGGCTCTCAAGAAGCTCTTGAAGCTCAGCTGCGACAGCTGATGAAAGAGAAAGGTGCTGCGGCAGGAGCCATTGAAGACGCGAATCGAACGAAAGCGGTCATCCCTACTGCGAAGGTCGTCACGCCTGCAATGAACTCCGCATTTGAAGATGCTTTCGCAGTCTCTCCACAGCGAGCGGCCATGGGTCAGAAGATCTTTAATGAGCTTGGAGAACTCGCGGTCGACAGGCCAAACATTGAGCTTGATGACCTCATTCAATATAAGCGCGATCAACAGAGATTGGCTGATGCGATGAAGCAATACGACAATCCTGGCGTGACTCCTGACCCGACTGGGAATGCGGCAATAGAAGGTCCGTTACGTCAGGAAAACGCATCTGCAGCAACGAGGGCCATCGAGGAAAGCTTTGACGCCGCAAACCCAGGAACAGGTGGCAAGTATCATCGACTCAACTCTGAATACGGGACCGCTCGTGCCGGGCTTCCTGGGATGAATTCCAGCACGAAAAGCGAAATGCTCCAAAGCATCTTGCCAAACTCAATGGACATTCCAGTCATGGGTGCGACAGCCTATGCCACGCACTCACCCGTAGACGTCGCTGCCGCTTATCTTGCGTCCAAAGCCGTTCAATCTCCGGCTGTACAGACAGGTGGAGGCTTACTCCTAAACCGCTTGGGACAGTCCGGAATTATCGACCCTACCGTTCGAGAAGCAGGGCTTCAGCGCTATAGAAAAGACCGCAAGTCGCCCTGGTCAATATCAAGCAAGGAGACCGACAAATGAGAACGAAAATGTCCAACAAAGCCGATATTTCTGAAAACACGAAGCAAGGTGTCGATCCAGTGGAGCCAGATCAAGACGATATCCTAAACGATCACGAGGCTCGCGGGCATCTGAACACCATTCTTGAAGCTGAGATGATCAAGCAAGATCCGGTCAAGATGCAAAAGGTCCACAAGCTTGCTGGACGTCATATGAAGGCCATCACAAGCCTGAAAGACGTTAAGGACGTATATCAGGCGAAGTTTGGACCTAAGTCTAAGAAGACGGTATAGTCGGCGAGGGATCGCCCATTCCGGCTTCACCGCAGCCCTCACAGATATAGAGGTGCGACTCCGGATAAAATGTCAGCGGCGTCTGACAGTCGCTGCAGCAATCCTTTCGGGGGCTTTCCGCGCCGGACTCCGGTGAGGTTTCCAAACAAATGTCCAGCACCTGCGGCTCATATTTCGCCTTAAGCGCATCAGCATCCGCCATCCAAGACTTTGCCGCTTTCTTCCACATGCGCTCACGCCATTTCGTGTCAGCGAGTTCTCTGCGTAGCCGTTCCACCTCTTTTTGCAAGTCCGGCTTCGGTGGACCTTGCCATCCGCAAGTAGAGCACCACTCCCTAAATCCACCGCCTAACTGCTGCTGCCAGTGTTTCGTTATGTGCCCACATTCTTTATTCAGTTCGTGGGTCACCATTGATAAGTCTCCGCATCGAGATAGACTTGGCAGTGTCTCCGAAGCCAGCCATCGTCTTTAGGTGCTTGTATTTCTCGGTGGGTCGCTCTAATGAAGCCGCGCCAGCAAAACTCCGATGCAGCAATGCCACGATGTTCATCTAGCTGAGTGAACCTGTGCCATCGCTCGGGCAGAACAAATCCATGCTTAAACTGAGTGAGTGGTGCTCCGCTGACCCACAGATACATCGGAAGCTCTGGCTTGATTAAATCAAACCGCTGCACGCCATTTACGCGTGGAACACTATCAGTATGCCAATTCGGAATGCATGGATACTGCTGAGGCATGAGCATGTGAACTTTCACGTCAAATGTAAACTTAGACGCGTCATCCGGAAAAGTCTCTAAGATTTCCCCCAAGTCCGGCATCAATTCCAACACTTTTTCAATTGGCGCTTGGTGAACGCCGCAATGTTGTTTGCTCCAATCTACTTTCATCTTACTCCTTCCCCTCATCGGAGCGGGGTTGCTCCAAACTCTTAGCGACTTCCTTCATGCTGTCACCAATCCGTTTCATTCGTTTGATGTCGCAGTCTGGACAGTAATTATTCCCGCCCCAGCGATAGAATAAAAACTCATCCCCACAAAGACGACAGAGCTTAGGGGTTTTATAACGAACTATCTGAACCTCAGGTAAACCGAAGTCCGCTGGCTTTAGTGACTCACTCATCACCCATTCCCCTCATCCAGTTTTGCGGCGCTCTGTAGGGCTTGGTTGATTTTACTCAAAAGACTATGCCCTCTCACCGAGGCAACTCGCAGGTCTTCGTGAGCGAAAGAGTTTGGGACGGTGGAAATACCCTCATCGCATCCCTGCTTTGTTCTATCTATTGCTTTCAAAATCCAAACCCTTAGCTCGGCGTATGCGATTTCAAGCACCTCAACAAGCCTCGCATTTCGTTCGCGCTCATCCTGAAAACAAGCGCATGCGTCGTCCAACGCCTCATTGCGAATCTCCCGCGCGAAGGCCTCAATTAAGTCTATGTCCTTGTCGGGCGAATACTTTCCTAGAGAGCGGAACAGCTTCTCGCACCTCTCTCGAATCGCTTGGGTCATGATTTCCTCTGCTTCGCTATGTGAGAGTCATAAACGTCGTATCTTTTCAGCAGATGATAAAAATTACTCCGCTCCAAACCAGCGATACGGGCCGCCTCGGACATGTTGAACTGGCAGTATTTAAGAAGTCGGATTAAGTACCGAGCTGTAAGCCGTCTCAACACTCTGTCTTTGAATTCTGCGTAGGTCATTCTTATCTCTCTTCTCGCGTTTTGGCATCATGGCACTTTTTGCATAAACACTGTAGATGCTCCGATGAAACGAACATCCGCTGAATGTATTCTGGGCCTCCAACTTCACCAACTGGATCGATATGATCAACAAACACCTTTGGAACAGGTTTTCCTCTATTTGGACACTCTGGGTTTTCGCAATAATCAAAACCGTCTTGGCCACGGGCACGCTTCTTTGCGAGTTTCCAGGGATGAGACCACTGCCACACCTGTCTGACAGCACGATGGATACGCTTAAGATCTTCGGAATTAATACCGTCAATCTTCTCGACTTTGGCTGCTCGTTTTTTCATGCCGAATCCTTTTCGATTAATCCGAGTTCAAAACAGAGATGCTTCCCAAATTCCGCAGCGGATAGACGGCGCTTGCTGACAAGGTCATCGAGCTGACGGGCGGCTCTCATGATGTCGTCCGACGTAACTTCAAGCTTGAGGAGTTCGGGTTCCCAGTCCGTTGCAACCAGCATTTCGGCATCGATCATGGCCTCTGCTGCACGATCAATGTAGCCGCCAATGATCTTAATTTCTTTTCCTTCAAGCCAATACCAGACGTCCGGAATGCTCTTTCGTCTAAACTTTCTGCCTGTCCGTGCTGCTTCCGATAGCGTCACAATTCCCTCGTTCCAGCTCTGGGTGTCTGAGGCGATAGCCCGCAAAGTACCAACCCAGCGATTCCAAATACTCTCTGATATGTGGGTATTTCTGACAAAACATCAGTGCCGCCGAATCTTCCCACTCTCGATGGCACTGAGGGCACATTGGCGTGCAATTGAACCAATGATCATCCCCGCCACTCCCACGGGTCTTGATGTGGCTCACGGTACTCGGTGGAGGCGCACAACAGACCACACATGGGAGTTGCCGAATAGCATCCTGTAGATCTTTATCTACGATTCTTTTCGGCTTCGGGAATTCCATACAAACTCACTTTGCTTTCTTCTTGGTAGACTTGCTGGTCTTTTTGCTTTTCTTGACGGGCATGACTGTTCTCCTTTCTTTGAAGTGTGAGCTTCATGATGTCGCTCATTCCAAGCATAGATGCCTTGGACTTATCGCGAGGCTCAGGAAGTCTCGGAGCGGAACTAGCCTGCTGTGGAGTCACTAGAAGGGACTCGGCAAGCTGTTTCCACTGAGCTTTAAATGTCGGCAACGTTCTGTTATCGACGGTTTCGCAGAGGTTTTTCCAACCCCCTGACATCTGGACGACCCTCCAGCCGAGCTCGCCAATTGCCTGCTTCGCTCGCTCCGAATCGTTCCAGCCCACGTTGTATAGGGCTTGGACGATCTTGTTGACCGCGATCGTGGCTTCGTCTTTCGGAGCCGCTTGTGGGTTGACCTTGCTAATGATGTCTTTGAGAGACGGGAATGGGCTTTTACTGTCGAACGACAAGATGATTTCATCGAGTGCCTTATTGACCCTTTCAAATCCATACGGAGCAAGAAGTCGATGATAGGTATCGATCATTTCATCCTTCATTTCGAAGTTAGGTACCATCCCTGAGAGAGCAGTCATCCGCACGACGAAGCCTTCCTCATGCTGGTCCATTACGGCGTCGCTCCACGAATCGACGCATTACGTCCGTGTTCGAAGCTTTCTGCTCGCCTCTTCTTGCTTGCGTCTGCGTGACGGATTGGCCCGTATCGAGCTTCACTCCGATAACCTGAAGGTTTTGCTCGAACGTAACCAGATCATGACGCCTGACCACGAATATATAATCGTCCATCAAGAGGTATTGCTGAATCAGTGAAATCGCCTTTGGAAGCCCGACGTCCTTCACAATTCGCTTAGCGATGCCAGCAAGCTTTCCGGTAACGACAGGATTAGTTCCCCAACGATCATAGAAGACATCGCAGTACGCCTGAATGAACTGATTAACCTGGCCCTTGTCTTCACCTAGCAACTTTTTAAGGCCATTAAACAGGTCATTAAGAACAGACTCCCCCACCCGGATGCCGTTCTCTTCGAGAAGGCTTCCAAACTGCTTTAATGTGAGCTTCATCGCGGCTCCTCAAGCGGGTATGGAACTACGTTTACCTGATCTCAAGCCAGAGCTGATGCAAGCCATCATCGTGAGCCAGAACAGCCAGGAAGCTGGGCTCTTTGACGAATGGAAGTCTATGCCCTGGATGTTGAAGCCCTGAATAACTAGCTTGGCTCCAATGGTGAGGACCAAGAGATAGGCCGTCCTCTCAAGATTTGGAAAGATACGAAGCAGATGAATAAAGACCACTGCAGCAAATCTCATCATCATGATCCCTAAGATGCCGCCGGTCACTACAACCCAATAATTCTGAGTCAGAGATACAGCAGCGAGAATCGAATCGACGGAGAAAGCGATATCCATAATCTCAACGCACAAAACGACTCTCCAGAAAGAAGACCATTTCAATAATCCGAACTCATCTTCTTTTTTCGGTGCGATCAAATTACGGAGCGCGATGTAAATCAGATAGCCGCCACCAACAAACTTAATCCAAGTCAGTGACATGAGCGTTGTCAGAAAGAACAACGAGATAAAGCGAAATAGGAACGCACCCCAGATTCCATACGTGAGCGCCTTTTGTCGCTGCTCAGCCGGCAATCCTCTCACCATCAAAGCGAGAACAAGTGCGTTGTCGAGAGAAAGAATTCCTTCAAGAAAAATCAAAAAGCCGATTACTGCTACATCCGTGGCATTGAAAACCAGAAACATACACCCCCCTATTAAAGGGCGAGGACTCGGCTAAAATCCATTTCGGGTCCCCGCCCTGCTCTCTGTTTAGCTGTGAAACGCTTTCATTCCGGCAGACCAAGCCCGAACAAGTTTGTTCTTGAGGCTTACAATCTGCTCGTGAAAGAGCGATCCAATCGTCAGACCGGATAAGAATACGATCGCCGTGTACATCGATTACTCCGTAAGAGCTGCAACGAGCGTATCGGTCAAGCCGATTTTCTCCACGTCATCCATCGTCTTGGCGTTGACGATGTCCATCTTCGCGCCTTCAGCGGTCAAATGACTGTCCAAGCGTTGCAAAAACGCTTTAGCGTCACTTGCTTGCCCGACCTGAATGAACGAGAGGCCGAACTCTTCACGAGAGTCGAGCTTCTTTGTGAAGTCTACGATTGCACTGACAACCTCTTGTTCGTCGTTCGGGCAGCCATCAGTGACCACGAGACACATGGTCCCGTTGGCTTTCATCTTGCTGGCCGCTTTCTGATCGAGATGGGTTTGGAAGACGTTCTTCAGCACTGGAGCGAGCTCGGTGCCACCCATTGGGCTGTTTTCGTTAAACACGTCCTCAACCTTGGCTGGCGTCGTGTTTTCGTAAACCTTGAAGCTTCCAGCGAATGGGATGACCGTGATCCCGTCTGGATCATACTCGTTCACCTTGTTTGCGATTGCGATCGTCGACTCCTTGGCGGCATTCCAACGGCTCTTGCCTTTGCAATCGTGGGTCTCCATCGATCCGCTCTTATCCAGAACCAAAACGTAGTCACGATTTTTCAGTTTTTCCAAATCCATACTATTCTCCTTCAGTTTGATTACTTCCCTGTGCTTCAACACGATCCTCGGTCTCCACAGTTGAGACCGACTCGGCATCATCCGATTCATCGTCTCGGTTGATGCGATATCGCTTCATCTTTTCAACAAGCGTCGTCCGGTTGATCGAAAGAAGCTTTGCGGCTTCAGTCGTCACATCGTCAGTCTTCTCAAGCGCAATGCGGATTAACTCCGCTTCGATCTCGCGAAGAGTCTGCCGGAGATTGATGCCCTCTTTTGGAATGACAACTCCTGCAACGCGTCTCTTTGGTTTCTTGGTTTCGACGACGGACGTCGCCCTTTCTTCTCCAAAGCTCATGATCACCCCCCTTGAGATCACCTGCTTCTTCTAAAACCCAGCCGGCGCGAAGGCCGACTGGGAAAGACGAGAGCGGGTGATGTGTCTTTGATGAATTGAAGTGTAGGGACTTTTGCGTAGTACGCAATACAGTGACTCTTTTACGCTGTGCATGGACCAACATAGACCAAACGAGAACAGCGGGGACTATTGTCCATACTGCGTCAAATAGACTGTCTTTGGACTGTGTGATTAAACCACTTTCGATCAACGAGCCGGCTCTGAGTGATCGCTAAAAATCAGCTGAATTCCCGCACGAGTGAGAAGTATTTTTCAAATTTGGACCTGGGTTCAATTCCCAGCGTCTCCACCAAATTTTCAGTAACTATCTGTTTTTGTTACAAAATATCAACCTCTACCCAGGTCCAATTGGACCTGGGGGACGGGGTTGAAATCATTGAGTTTCGCATTTTCCGTTGATCTTTTTGGTCCGCAATTCTAAATAGCCGCCGTGGCTTACAGAATTCAAAAACGCAGCTGGAAAAAAGCCGACGGGACAGTGACAGAGTCGTGGCGACTCATCATTGATGACTATACTTCGGGCGAGGCTGTTTCGAGTTATCCGGATAAGGCGTCCTATTGGAAATTGGGCTTCGATCCGAATGCCTCCTACGAAGACGCAAAAGCTACTCTCAAAGTCATACAAGCCAGAAATAAGATTTCACGCGCAATGGAGCGAAAAGCGAAGCTTCACGCGGAACGCATTAAGGCTGAACAGATCGAGTCTGCATATCTTCCACAACATTTGTATAGAAGCTTTCTCTCGTGGCTGAAAGAAAAGAGACTATGGGACGAACTTCCAGAAAAGGTATCTTCGCATCTGTTATGCATGCGAAAGATTGTACAGGAAGTGAACGCGTGCCCGTCGACCTGGCCCGATAGCCCAGAGAAGATCTATCGCTACTTCCTAAGAAACAAGCTCAGCATTTCCTACATTCAGAAGGTCTTGCCGCTCATTAACGAATATGGGTTCTTCTATTGTCGTGAAATGGGTAAGCCATTTTTACCTATCTCGATGCCAAGAGGAGACATGGCTCAAAAGATCGACAACACCAATCACAACGCCCGCAATGGCAAGCAAGCGCCGTCTAAACCCATTTTGCCAGCGCATCTGTCCGCGCTACAATCCTTGCCGCCAGAACAACTCAGATGGGTTCGAGCTGCCGTCTTTTTTGGTCTTAGGCCATTCGAAGTAGATCGCCTTAACAAAAGGAATCTCGACAAGGATTCTGGGTGGAAAATCTCAAAAGATGAAAATGGGACATACATCCTGCATTTCTATCAACACAAGCTCGTCAGAGTTACCGAACGAGCTCGCCGATGGAAAAGAATCCCCTGCATTCTTCCTGAGCAGATCGAAATTTTGGATGAGCTCCATCAAGGCTTGCCCACAAAAAGACCCTATTGCAAGACATTGCAGAGTCATCTTGGTGCAGGCGTAGGGCTGTATGGTGGCCGTAAGGCGTTTGAAAAGCTAATGCGGTCTAAGGGCCAAGACTTCAGAAATATCAGCCGTTGGCTGGGTCACACAGATGTAAACAGAACAGAGCGCAATTACCGCGAAACTGAGGCCGTAGAATATGCTCCGATCAAAGACCCTGCATGAAACGATGAAGTTCGAGCGTGTCGAACATCACTCGTCCATCCTTCGCTGGGCATTGTTTGAGCAGGCCTTTGCGCTTCAGAATTCTGACGGCGTTTTCAGTCCTGCCCAAGATTTGAGCAGCAGCGCGAACATCAACGTATCGCCGTCCTTGCGAGGCTTCATTGAGATCGCGGGTGTTCTGATTCGGTACAAGGCTAACAACTTTTGCAGCTTGCATATTCCCCCTCTCGATATGTCTCGCCCTTCGTGGGCTGAGATCTAAAATAGTGCGGGTTACTACCGGTTAAGTAGTAATTAGGCCGCCTGACCTCCCGCACCTTTTCCAACGGCGTCTGCTTATATCTACCGTTAGAACCTTCAAACATATGACAGCGTGGGCCGGGAATGAGGCCGAACTACCGATGTTGCTCTTTAGCGCGTTCATTCATCCCCGAGCCGGATATGCACCCTGGCCTGTTACCCACGCTCATCTAGCGGCTCCCAATGGGCATCCGCCGCTAAAAACTTATTTCTTTTCCGCCAGCCACGCGACTTCAACTTGATGAAAGAGTGCGGCTGCGGCTTCTCTTATTAGCCTCGCTCCAACATCATCAGCTACTTCGATAACGATGTGTCCCATCATACGGAACACTTCCGCCTGAGCATCATTCTCCATTTCGATTGGATAGAGAAAGTAATGGTATCCCGATCCTGGAATCGTTCCCTCTTCTTTTCTAACTGCTAATTTCACATTTTCTCCTATAACTGCAACGTAGTCATGCGCACCCGATGTAAGGTTTAAATTGCCTCTTCCAAAGTGAGGTCCTTCAGATTGGCCACCTTTCGCTGGCCATCAACCGGAGACCACAGGTGCAAACAATACGGGTGAGTATTTACGTGATCGCTCCGCTTTGCGAGAACCTGATAGGCTTCAGCTTCAGCACCAAGAAACTCATCTTTCACCTTGGACAGCTCTTCCCAAGATGGCAGCCGATCTGGGCGAGACACCGACAAATGAATCCACTTATCACCGATCTTAGTTGTCGAGATCGATCGTAGGACTCGAAGTTCAACAAGCCTATGCTCCCAAACGCGGGCAGCTTTGACTCCTAAGAACTGGATCGAGTTAAGCTCTTTCCAATGCGATAGCGGCTCTTTCACTCCATGGTCCCCTCAAGCTATTTCTTCCGCCGAGGCGTCATTCTGTCCACATAGACAGGAACCTTACCCGTATTGATAATCGTGACCCCAAATGCCTTCTGTTTAGACGACTCACCTGGCATGAGCTTATTTCCAGACCGTTTACTTGGTTTCTTTAGCTTCTTCACTTGAATCATTTTTCTATCCTTTCAATAGAATGTTAATTATTTCAGACTTGTGATGCTTCCCATCACACATATACAGAACGCCGCCTGCATCGCTGTCGTAATCAAAGTGATGCACCGACTTAGAAAATGTCTCCGGCAGCATGTTATTGCTTCTTAGGTACTGTTCCACTTTGTCCCAAAACTGTTTCTTCAATACCTCTGAGTCTTCGGAAAGCTTCTCAGCCTGTCGCTTTAAAAAGTCAGCACGCTTATTTATATCTTTCCAAAGCTCTTCGACTTCACTGAACAACGTCTGAAGCGCAGGTTTCTCTTTCACAATTGCAATCGCTTGTCGTGCCACAACAACCCCCGTTTGATGATTACCTTTAACTGCAAAATCTTTTTATAAAAGCGTGGCTGCCCTTAAAGTGCTCATTCACCCTCGGCGCACCAATCCGAGGCACCCGCTTCTAGTAGTGGCGTTGTCACTTAGCTCACGGAATATTTTCGTCAGCGTTTCACTCCGAGGAGTTACTTTACTTCGGATCAGCCGATATTTGCTTATGAACCAACCCACTACAAGCCTATGTCCCCGTACCGCGATAAGCCTGGAACTGGTCAGATTTGATGTCCCAGGTCACCGTGCGCGGGTACTGATCCCCTACCAAGATGTCCTTTACTGCCTTGCAAACCATTCCAGAGAGAAGGTTTGCGGTATAAATCGTTGCTTTAGCCGTGCATCGCTCTCGAACCGCATCTTCGTCCGAATAGAGCGTCTTTTCGTAGGCCTTGGCGTCAACCTCGCTCATGGGATTCATAACGTAGAGAAGCGCACTTTCCGCTCCCATGCGAGGATCAATGATCCTGCGCGTGTTGACTGACTTGCCTACATGATTATCCCAGATCAATTTTCTGACGGCCATGTTATCGACCGCTGAAATCACGATGCCCGGGAATATGCCTCCTTCATACTTTGTGTACCGGCCATCAATCTCAGTCCCAGTAAAGTCCAATACCAGCTGGCGCAATGCCCCAACTTTGGGACCGCCCACATCTCCCTGACGGTAAAACTGGCTATTTAAATTCACGATATCAACGTGGTCAAAGTCGTATACGGAGATATTCCCAAATCCCATCTTGGCCAGAGCAAGCGTCACCCAGCCGCCAATGGCACCTGCACCAATGACGGTGATCGGCTCTCCCAAAACCTCGATCGGGATTAAATCTAGCTGTCTTGTTAAATGCTGATTTGTCAGTTCCATATGTCCTCAGTGCTGGCTCAAATCGACCCGACTCTGGTTGAATCGTTGGATATACTCCTGCTTGAGCTCTTCCTTTTCGTTGTGTGTCAAAGTCTGATCAAGAGTGACTGCGCGACAGATCTTAGTTAAAAGATCCTTTGCTTCTTCATATCGAGGCTCAAACTCCATGTCCTCGGCCATGTCCTCAAGAAGCTCCTTAACAGGGTAATCATCGGGACTTGTCGTCTCTTCATCCGTATTCGCTTCACTGTCTCTGTTTACAAATCCCTCGTTCTCATGCTTGCCTTGGAATGGATCACCCGTTGTTGGAACGAGATCCAATTGAGACGTGCCTTTCCCGTTCCAATGACTAGTCCAAATGCGCGAAGAGCACTTCTCTTCATATTCCCTATCCCACTCAGCGACTTCATCTTGATTGAGGTAACTGATGATCTGAGTGGGAAAGTTATTAATAAAAAGCTCAGGCAAAACTCCGTTGCTTTGAACGTAGAATGAGCTCAAAAGCTCACGCCTCTTGTTGAATACCGTGCTGACGACAAACCCGTGCTGACCGATCTCGCGAATCGTATCGATATCGGTTCCAGACCAAAACACGTTCATATTCACATGAGAGTGCCACCAGAAGTTGAGATGCCCAGGAGTATCTTTCAGTTCATACATTGCCTTAGCTACCGAAGCAGGGTCGAGGTCGGTTGAGGCGGCGCCATTTTCCTGTTTAACAAGAATTGCGTCAACAACTCGAAAGGTTCCTCCATTGATAGTGATCTTTCCGAGACCGGATACTTCACCTGGAGCCTTCTGTATCCAATGGTTAATCTTTTGAAATACAGCGTTGTCAATTATGAGATTGAGCTGCGCCATCGGACCTGCTTTTGAATATTCTTTTTCGTACATAGAGCCACTCACCTTAGAATGGTGCCCCTTCGTCACTATCGGCATTATCTTCTTCGGTCGAAACTTCTTGCGACGACTCATTCACTACCTCTGGATTCTGATCTTGCGGTCTCAGTTTTTGAAAATGGTAAAGAGAAATATATGGAGCTTCTGGCGAATAGCTCACTAGCAATGAGGAGAGAAGCCTAAGCAACGGAGCAATCTCCCCAAACGACATGTGCTTTGCCGCAGCAGCTGAAGCGTTGCCCCAGCAAATCGATCCATTGCGATTAACGTGCGGATGGTAATAATTCTCGTAAAGAACGTTATCCGCGTAGGGCAAAACGGTGAGGTTCATCGCTTGCAGTTTGATCAAGCAACGAAACTTCCCCATATTCACCCTAAGTCGCAGGCCCGCCGATGGATTGATCTCGGTCAGGATGATGTTGTTCCGAGTCGTAAGAGTAAGCTCTTCACCATTAAACTCGTGAAATTTCCAAAATGACTCCCGCAATATCTGCATAATCTGCGGTGTAATGGTATCCGGATTGCGCTCAATTCTCTCAATGCTTTGAGTAATGCCCCAAGCTGTCTTCACATGCTCACTTGCCTGCCTAAGTCTTTCCACGGCATTGTTTAAGTAAGCATCTCGATCTTGCTTCAGGCCAGCAATACGTCTATTTTTATTCCCCTCATAAATAGCATCGACACGTTGGGAGAGCACTCTTTCGAGCTGAATAAGCTCACTATCAGCTTCGGACTTGCACTTCTCCAGGTAAGCAAAAAAACGCTTATTGATTTCGTTCTTATCTTTTACAAGATTGTGACCACGTCCTTCGCCGAACAATTCAAGAATATCCCACAATGCGATGTTCGTTCCGGTCTGACTTGCTAGCGTCTCGATGTATTGAGCCGCAGTAATATTTGCGGCCTTACGATCGGCTTTTTGTCGGCAAAATATAAGATAACTCTGCGCCTTGATCTCAGAAATATTCATTTAAACGTCCCCGCTCACCCATCAAATATGGGACTCCCGTTGCCAGGAGCCCCACACACATCGAACTTAGCGTCCGCCCTTAACTGCAGGAGCGAAGCTTACGAAAACATAGTCATCGATCGTCTCGTCCATTTCAGCAGGTTCGCCGTTAATAGACGGAGTGTAAGAACCGGATAGTCCGAGCGCGGTATAGATATCGCGAACGGTTTCGCCTTCGAGATTTGCCTTCGCTTGACCACCCAAAACCTGACCAGTGACATTCTTTGCCATTTCTATTTCCCCTCTATAAATGAGAGCAATGCTCTCGGTTAGTATTCCACTGTCCGTGTGGTTACTGCGCGACCCCAACCTTGAGGCCGAACTCTGTCATTTCTTCTTTTCCCAATAGATCAATTCGTTGCAGCCCATAAACCCGCAGTGTCCGACGTAGCAACCGTTCTTGGTGTTTTCTGCTTTTAGCTCTGTCACGTGTCCCTTTGAGCACTTGCAGCGTTCCGGGATATGAAGTTGATACGCACCAGGATCAAGGTAGACTCGACTCTGTTCACGAAGCAGTTCGTCTGTCAGCCTGGCATACCGCGCAATATATTCATCCATTACCCCCCCATTTGATGCCATTGATTATGCCTCACTTGTTGTTCAGATCAGGTATGCAGCGATAAACACCAGACATGCGACGAAACAAATCTTTGCCCATCGAGCGCACTGTCGCTCCATATCGTCGCGAAACATTACGGAGCCCCACTAAAGAAGTCGCCAACATCTTCCGCCATTTCTGGAGCCTTCTCTTTCATATCGGTCTCTTCGAGATAAGCATCCGCTGCCTCCATGAAGGCGGCCCAGTCGGGATTGAGTTGAGACCTGGGGTTCTTTAGCTTCCAGGCCTCAAGGTCCGCACACAGTGCAAGGATCTCGTAACGATCGACATCCTTTAACTTCTTACCCGTGAGATTCGGCTTTGTTCCACCTGGAGGGATAACGAAGTCCCCTGGAGTAGCCGGCTCTGGTGCAGACGGCGCTACTGGTTTTGGATCTGCAGCTGGCTGTGGTGGGACAACCTCGCTCTTCACTTCCCTGACTGTCTTGACTCGATCTTCGATGCTGGCGGTCTTTTTGTCGCCTTCACTTGGATTGTCAGCTTGAGCCATTTCATCGTCGGTATAGAGATCCGACAAATCTTCGGGAAAGGCTTTGCGCAGAGCTAAAGCCTCAGCACACTTTGCCAGTTGATTATCTGGCATCTTGGCCCACATCGACGTCGGACTGCCTTCACGAGTCGTCTGCACATACGAGTCCCAACGCGCCACACCCCAGATTGGAGTATCGAAATCG